AGCGCTGACAATTACGTCGAATATCCGGACCCGGCTAACCCTCATGAGGTACCGGATGCCATGCCTGACATCATCATCATACCGGAAGATGAAACTGATCCTGAAGCAGAAGCGGAAGCCGCTGATTACGAGAGCGCGCTCCGTGATATGGGCGTTAATATTCCGGATACGGAAGGCGGTGATGATAATGAAGAAGCGTGATCTCACAACCGCGGTTAAAGAGGCTAAATCCGAAACCGCATCAGCCATCATCATCATCCTGAACGCCCTTAATCAGGGTCAGCGTAAAAAAGTCGTAAAGAATCCGGCGGTTAAGGAACTCCTGGATCGTTACGGGATCGAATCCTAATTAAACAAACAAAAGCACTGAATACCATATTTGAGTCCATCTTTCAAACTTGAGCCTAAAGGCAGCTGGTTCCTGCCCGCGGGCTCATCTTTTTTTTTCGGAATTAAATTCCGGAATTAAATTCCGAAACTATCACGCGCCCGCCATCTGTCGTTAAACACATCATCTCACACACATTCTTTTACAGGTTTGCCCCCTGGGGGGCCACGGGGGGATCATCCTCATCATCATCTTTTTTTTAAGCGTCAGTTTGTTATAACTAACCATTCCCGGCACATGTCCAAAAAATTCAAAGCGTTAGATTCCTCATATTATTTGTGAGGCGCAAATGCGTCACAAAAAAAAAGAAAGGGGTCTTACACCATGGATAAGTCAACCGCAAAAACAATATATAATCTCTATCACTCATCTTCTACCGCGGCAAAGCGTGCAGGCGAAAATATGCTAATTGAAGACATCATGCCCTTAATCAGGTACGTCGTACACGAGCATCTGGGCCGGTACGATGAGCCCGCTATTCAGGAGGCGGCCATTGAATGCCTCAAAGCGCTCAAAACCTGGGATCCGGCTAAAACGACCGGGAACCCGGCATCATATTTCCATTTTTACATTTTACACGGCGCTGACAGCGCGGTTCGCCAGGAAACCGGAATGCCATCTGTCTATTATCACCGCCAGCTTAAAAAGCTTGAAGCGGCCGGCCTCACAACATCATCATCAATTCCGGAAATTATGAACGCGCTCAATTTAAAGCGCCCAATCGCCGCGCAAAAACTCAAAGAAGCCTACAACCCCCGCCCCGTTAGCCTTGACGCATTAAAGGATGCCGGAAGGCTGCCAACAGCGGCAAATGCCATGACGCCGGAGGATGAGGTCCTGGATCACATAAGAGCGCAAAGGTTAAAAGAAAGATTAACAAAAGCCATCGAAGAAGCCGGCCTGTCAGAGAATCATGCCGCCGTAATCATTGGAGTATTTGATGGAAAGACCATAAGGGAAATTGCCGAAGAACTAGACCTCACTAAACACCAGGTCTCTTACATGCTCATATTAGCGCGGAAGGCTTGCAGGAGCATTGCTGATGATGAGGGTATTGGTTGATCTTGTTTTTAATAATATGTAGAGAAAAAAATGCATATTGTCACTATAAGATAAGTTCGGAATTTAATTCCGAAAAAAAACAAAAACAAAAAAAGGAGGTGAGGCGCGTGAATGCAGACAGGGAAAAACAGCTGCTTGATTATATTGGCAGTTCCGGCGGGGCTAAAGATACATACCGGCCGCTCGTGGAGCAAATAGTCTTTCTCGAAGGGCAACTGGATGAATTGCGCGCTTTACCTTTTATCCGTGTACATCCGAGCGATCCTGCGCGGCAAAAACCAACACCGGCAGCCAGGCAATACAGGGAGCTATTAAGTCAATACACAGCTTGTATCAAAGTGCTGGGCAAAATTACAGGTGACAGCGGTGATGAAGACAGTCCATTAAGGGCATGGATGACGGCGCGGTTGAAGAATCAGGGGCGTGATGATGATGATATGGACTCCTGATAATTGCGAGCTGCTGAAATATAAAGCAAATTGTGAAGCCGGCGTTTACGTCATTGGACAGGAACTCTATCAGGAACTTTGCAATCTTGAAGAAGATTTAAGGAATGATGATGAGTATTGTTACGACAGGACTGCCGCGCTTTTAAAAATGGATTTTATGTCCAATTGTATCAGGCTGACGAAGGAACCATTTTATAACAAACCGATGGTCTTAATGGACTGGCAGAAGGCTTTTATTGAGGCGCTTTACTCGTTTAAGATGCGTTCTGACGGATCAGACCGGTTTAAGAAGGCATTACTACTTTTAAGTAGGAAAAATACCAAGAGCGAAACATGCTCTGCTCTGGCAACCACTGAATTTTTCACCGGTGAACCCGGCGCCGACCTTGTTTGTGCGAGTAACGACGATAACCAATGTGCGATCACGTATGATGCCATTGACCTCATGAGACAGCTGATTGACCCGCGCGGTCAGGATTCAAAGCGGAATCAGCGGATGCTTTTAAACCTGGCGACAAACACAAAAGTAACAAAACTATCACAAAAGACGAAGAACAAAGAGGGGCGTAATATCAGCTGGGCTGTCGTTGATGAAATACACGAAATGCGGGACAACACCATTGCCAAATCTGTCGAACAGTCGCAATCCTTGAAACCGAATCCGAAACTAATATATATCACGACCGAAGGCTTTGTAAGAGACGGCTTTTTGGACGACCTCTTGAAAACGGCACGTGCCATTATTGCAGGTGAGGATGATGGGCTGGCGGCTAAACGTTTTCTGCCGTGGCTTTACACGCAGGATAGCGAAACTGAGGTCTGGCAGGGAAATCGTGAAAACAGGCTCTGGGAAAAATCAAACCCGACCCTGGGAACTGTTAAAAAATGGGATTATCTCGAAGAGCAGGTAGACCTCGCTCGTAAAAATAAAGCGGACCGAATATTTGTATTGAGTAAAGACTTTAACATAAGACAGAATTCCGTCCAGGCCTGGCTTGACGCCGCTGACTTTGACTATGAATGTGGCTACGATCTTTCCTCTTTTTCAGGTCTTCCCGCGCTGGGCGCGGTTGATTTAGCGGAAACGACGGACTTATGTTGCGCAATGGCAATGGTTCAAAAGCCGGGTGACGATCACAAATACATTCTGCAGCATTATTTTATGTCTGAAGGCAAACTGGAGAACCGAGATGACATCACCAGCGGGGCAAAATACAAGAAATGGATCGATGCCGGTTATATGACGTTATGCCCAGGAAACGAAGTTGATTTGGCAATGGTGGCTAATTGGTTTCATGAGTTGCACACCAAATATAACATAAAACTATGGAAGTGCGGCTATGATCAAAGATTTGCCACGGCATGGATATCCAGGATGGAATATCTCGGTTGGCGCAAAGGTGAAGACTTGGAAATGGTCCTGCAGAACGCCGATACCCTCTCTAATGCCATCAACTACGTCGAACTCGAATTACAGCATAGGATGATCCAATACGACAACGACCCGGTCACAAAATGGTGCCTGTCAAACGCGTCCCTTAAACTCGATGTCAAAGGCAAAGCTCTGATCGTAAAAAGCGCCGGTTCAAAGAAAATAGACGGTGCGGTCACGCTTGCAATTTTGTACGAAATGTATAGACGCTACCGTGGCGAATACAAACAAATGATCGGTTATATAGAAGAAACACAAAAAAAGAAACAAACAACACCTTAAAAAGGAAGGTGATCAAACATGAGTTTTTTAGATAAGTTGCTGCCGAAACCAGCGGAAACGGCGGCGAAAACGGCAATTGCTGATACTCTCACGGGAATTCCGCCGGTGAGCGGATCGATGATAATCAGTGATGTGCTGCTGTCTGATGCGGTTAATCAATGCATTAGATGCATCACCCGCGAAGCCTCAAAATTGCGGCCGGTGCATTTAAGATCTGGTATTCCGGTCGAAGGCGGCGGATCACTGCAGACCGTGCTCGATAAGCCGAATGTCCTGATGAACACAGCCGATTTTTTGGAAAAGATTGCTTATTTATACCTGATGGATGACAATGTTTATATTTTGCCATCATACACGGTATACCGTGCGACAGACGGGACCGAGCGCAGGATTTATAAGACACTTTATCCAATTAAAGCGCAGCGCGTGGAATTCGTGCAGGATGACACAAACCGCCTATTCGTTAAATTCTATTTTAACAAGCCGGAACATGAAGTGATGCTGCTGTATTCAGATGTTATTCATATCCGGGGCAATTACGGAGCCAATGAGAGTTTTGGCGGATCCTGGAACGGCGTCCCGGATCGTCGAAGCCTGCTAAAAGCCGTAAACCTTAACGACAAAATGCTTAATACAACGGAAAAGGCTGCCGAAACATCTGGCGGCATAACCGGCATCATAAAATATCACGGCATCATAAACGAAGACAAAACACGACAGGCCGCCCGCGACTTTGAGGCGCGAATGGCACGCAGCAAAACAGGGCTCCTGGTCGTAGATGACACTGCCCAATATCAGGACTTCAAACGTGAAATCAAACTGGTAGATGCCGAAACCCTGAAGTTTATCGATTCGAAGATTTGCCGC